GCTCGTGGTGCATTCAGTGCTGGTGGCGATCTCGGTTACAATGCTTCTACAGGTGAGTTTAGCTTCACCGAGCGCACAGATTCTGAGGTAAATGGACTTGCTGATGCTCGTATTGCTCTGAATATCGGTGCCAACCTGGATCTTTCCAGCAAGGACACTGGTGATCTGGCAGAGGGCACTAACCTCTACTACACCAACGCTCGTGCCGATGCTCGCATTGCACTCCAAGTTGGCACAAACCTTGACCTGAGCAATCAGTCTACAAGCGACCTGTCTGAAGGCACTAACCTTTACTACACAGATGCTCGCGCTGATGCTCGTGTCGCCGCTGCTGCTAGTAACTACGCTACTGCTGCTCAGGGTGCTCTCGCAGACTCTGCAATTCAATCGTCAGATCTGGCAACCGTAGCAACTAGCGGATCTTATAACGATCTGTCTAACCTGCCTACGCTCTTCTCTGGAGCATATGCAGATCTGACTGGCAAACCTACACTATTCTCTGGTGCTTATGCTGACCTGACTGGCAAACCCACTTTGGGATCTGCCGCTGCTACTGACAGCACTGCATATGCAACTGCTGCACAAGGCACACAGGCAGATACCAATGATACTGATATTGATGATCTCTACACCGCTCTCAATGCGATCGGTAATGATGCTTCGATCACTAATGTTACTCAACTCAAGGCTGCTCTTGCCGCTCTCACTCGCTGATAACTAATGGCTAAACCTACTTCTAAAGCAGAATTAAAGGAGTACTGCCTCCGTAGACTGGGTAAACCAGTCTTGGAGATCAATGTCTCCGATGATCAGATCGATGATGCTATCGATTACACCCTGCAAAAATTCCAACAGTTTCACTACGATGGATGTGAAAAGGTTTATCTGAAGCATCAACTTACTCAGGATGATATTGACAGAGCAAAGCTCGTCACTAACACAACTGGTGATGGTGCCAACGCATCTATTTGGTCGGAGTATCGCAGCTACATTGAGATTCCTGAGCACATTCTTTCTGTTGAAGGTCTCTTCGGTTTTACCGACAAGGGCACCAGAAACATGTTTGATATTCGTTATCAGATGAGACTGAATGACCTGTATGACTTTACGTCTACTCAGTTTTATCATTACTATATGATCCAGCAGCATCTGGAAACGATTGACTTCTTGCTGGAAGGTATGAAACCAGTCAGATATAGTGCTGTCCAAGACAGACTGTATATTGACTTTGACTGGAAGGCAGATGCTCTGGTTGATCAGTATATTGTTATCAAAGCATATCGTGCTCTGGACCCTGACACATGGACAGAGATTTACGACCAGATGTGGGTCAAAGATTATGCCTCTGCTAAAATCAAAAAGCAGTGGGGCACAAACCTCACCAAATTCGCTGGAGTCCAGATGCCAGGTGGCGTGACTCTGAATGGTGAGATGATTTACAATGACGCTGTGGATGAGCTCAAGAATCTGGAAGAGCAACTCCGCACCGAATGGGAATTACCACCACTAGACATGATCGGCTGATATGGCAACTAACTCCTATTTCACACAAGGCACCACAGGTGAGCAGGATCTCGTAGGGGATCTTGTTGTCGAGCAGATCAAGATGTTCGGTAAAGATGTGTACTATATCCCGAGGACGTTGGTCAATGAGGATACTGTTTTTGGAGAGGATAATCTATCATCATTCAATGGCGCTTATCTTATCGAAGCGTACGTCGAAGACGCAAATGGCTTCCGTGGTGATGGAGACATGTTTAGTAAATTCGGAGTTAGAATCTCCGACCAAGTTACATTCATTATTTCACGCACTAGGTTTACTGAGGCAGTAGACGACAACGCAACACTTATAGTAGAAGGACGACCCAATGAAGGTGACCTCGTTTATTTCCCCCTTGCTAACAAAACTTTTGAAATCCAATTCGTTGAGCATGAAGTACCCTTCTATCAGCTCGGAAAGATTCATGTCTGGGGTTTACGTTGTGAGCTCTTTGAATACTCTGACGAAGACTTCAATACAGGAGTCGCAGAGGTCGATGCTATCGAGCTCAACTTTGCCAACGCTATCACCCTCACCCTCGCTTCGGGTGGGACAGGAGACTTTACCGTTGGTGAGACTGTTACGGGCGGTACCACCAATACTACCGCTGATGTGAAGTCTTGGGATTCTGCAACTGGTAGACTCGTCGTTATCAACAGGTCTGGTAGATTTACTATCCCTGAGACTATTACTGGCAACTCTTCCAGTGCTTCCTGGACAAGTGCAAATTACAACACCCTAAATAATGTGAATACTTCTGACACAATCGATACCAACTGGACCATCGAAACACAGGCAGATGGAATCATCGACTTCACTGAGGGTAATCCCTTCGGTGAGTTTGGTAACTCTGGAGGCACTCTGTAATGCTAGGCACTTACACATATCACGAAATTATTAGAAAGACAGTTGTCGGATTCGGCACACTGTTTAATAACATCGAGCTTCGTCGCACAAAGGGATCGAAGACCGAAGTTATGAAGGTGCCTCTGGCATACGGTCCCAAGCAGAAATTCTTGGCACGTCTCCGCCAAGTCGGTGATCTGACCACACAAGATCAGGCACAGATCACACTTCCTAGAATCTCCTTTGAGATTCAGGGTATCTCATATGATCCTACTAGGAAGTTGTCTCCTATCTCTGCTATCAGAAATACCAAGTCTGATGGTAACGAGGCAAAGTCTTACATGCCTGTGCCATATAATGTTAATTTTGAATTGGCAATTCTGGCAAAGAATCAGGATGACTCTCTACAAATCTTGGAGCAGATTCTTCCTTATTTCCAACCCAGTTTTAATCTCACCATGAATCTGATTCCAGATCTCGGTGAGAAGAGAGACTACCCAGTGACCCTTACGTCAGTGGATTATAGTGATGAATATGAGGGTGACTATGACACACGTCGCACACTTGTATATACGTTGCAATTCGTTGCTAAGACCTACCTGTACGGTCCTGTAAACGACGCAACAGGCGAAGTCATCAAGAAAGTCCAAGTGGACTATGCAACCGAGGTAGATCGCACAGCACCTCGCGAAGTGCGCTACACGGTCCAACCAGATCCTCTTACTGCGGATCCTACAGACGATTTCGGATTCAACGAGTTTACTTCAGTCTTCGTTGATTCTAAAGATTATAACCCAGTCACAGGACAAGATGAATAATTTTGAAGGTATCGAAGACGCTCTTGATGTTGCTAGTGATATCGTCCCAGCATCAAAACCTGCACCTCCAGTGCCAGTAGAAGAGTTTGCTTCCACAAAAGAGCAACTCAAGAAAGATTATGAATACACAAGAGGCAACCTATACTCTCTCATCGAGAAAGGACAGGAAGCAGTTGACGGTATCCTTGATCTTGCTCAACAGTCTGATCAACCAAGAGCATTTGAAGTTGCTGGTCAGTTGATCAAACACGTTGGTGATGTGGCAGATAAACTCGTAGACCTCCAGAAAAAGGTCAACGAAATCGAAAACCCCAAAAAGTCTAAAGAAGTAAATACCACAAACAATACCATGTTTGTAGGTAGCACAGCAGATCTCGCTAAGTTTCTAAAACAACAACGCGATAAATAGTAATCGTAGGAGTACGTATTAACAATGTCCCGAAGAATTATTGTACAAGCGACTGAGGTGACCCTCACTGGCACTGGCGCTAACTTGAGCAATGCTCGACTCGTCAGAGTGTTAAACGATACTAATGCATCTATTGTGCTGACTATCGATGATACTGCACAGGCGGCTGCTGCAGATCGTAATGATTACAACACACTAGGATCCCGCGATATCACTATCGCAGCGGGAGAAGAAATTTTCCTTGAGAAAGAGCCTCTTGAAATCATCAGTGGCGCTGGTCTCAAAGCAACCCCTATCGCACGTCAATAAGATGAAGTCTTTTAAGCATCTCTCCGAAGAAGGTTACGACAGAATGCGTGACCGCAAACTTGAGAAGTATGGCTCAGGTTATAGATCCGCTGGCAGTAGCCGTAGTGTTGCGAGATCGGGTGGCACTCAACCCAAACCAATGCCTAAGAAGAAGGATGGTCCTTCCGCTCTGGACATTGTGAAGGGTGAGATCGAGAAGAAGTATGGCAAGGGTGCCATCATGGATACTTCTAAAAAGAAGAATGAAGAAGTTGTCACCGAGAAGAAGAAAGGTCTCTGGGACAACATTCATGCCAAGCGTAAGCGTGGTGAGAAACCTGCCAAGCCTGGTGACAAGGACTATCCCAAGACTCTGAATGTGGAAGGTCTTGCTCCTGGTGATGTGGACCAGAAAGTTGGTGCTGTCACTGCTATCCCCAAGAAAGAGCAGGATGCTGCTAGAGAGCGTATCAAGGCAAAGACTGCTGCTAAGCGTGCTGCCAGACTGAAGGA